TGTAAACGCCTATGAATTTCGTTCTTGCCAGCTACACGACTGCCTTTGCTTCTGTCTGATGGACGCCAACGACACCCTTTCATAATCATCTGTTCTGCCAAGCTAGGGCCAGTATCGCCGCGCTTATGCCAAAGAGAACTATCAAGGACACCGTACTTAATATTGCCATCACCTGACTCAAGTTCCAAGATTTGTTCTGCCAAATCCGTCGCCAAAACTTTTGACACGTAATGCTCACGGTATACAATAAGTTGCTCAGAAGGACTAACAGCAAACCACAGAACCCCGCTATATGAACCGTAGCCGTAATCGCAAGCCCTAAACTTAACCCAATTATTAGGAATGGGGAAAGGATCAACCACATGAATAGTGCGGTCAAACTCCGTAAAGGCTGCACCCTCTTTAATATCCCAATCACCATCAAGAAGTTGCCTTCTCTGTTGCTCTGGTAGTGACAGAAGCATTGCTTCGTAGTCACCTGATTCGGATAGGTAAGGATTGTCAGCAAGCCTTGCGGGAATAAATCGCCGCTTGAACAAAGACTTTCCTGCCTTTTGGTGTCCGGCTGGATACTTCAGTACTTCACCAGTTTCAAGGTCTGTTGCATCAAACGACTTATTGTACGGGGCTGGATCAATAAACATCTTCTTGACCCAGTGATGCCCCCGTCCTCCGGGGTTAGTTGTAGCCCTCATGAAGATAGGCAAGTCAGGTGCAGTGGACCGTAGACGAGATCGCATGTAGTTCCATGCGTATGGTGTGGCCCATTGTGTCAACTCGTCAAAGCCTATCCAGCTAAATGCCAGACCCTGATAACGCAAGACATCATCATCTCTGTCGAGATATGACATCCACAACCTTGCGCCAGATGGCGCGGTCCACTGCATCTTTCGTTCTGACCACTTAATGCCTGGCCAGATTTTTGGGTACAACTCCTGCGACTTGAATATGAGTTCCCTCAATTCTTCTGTTGTGTGTCGTAGCAGGAGTCCACTAAATTGCGGATGTCCCATGTAACGCAGTGGGTCAGCAAGCATTGCGTATGACTTACCGCCCCCTGCACTGCCGCCGTAAAGAACTTCACGTTCCGCTGCGGCAAGAAACTCTGTCTGTGGTCCGGGGTTAGGCTTAAACAGTACGTTAGCATGTTCTTCAATAGCTTCTGTTTCATATGAAACGTCTTCTATGCTAACCGTTGGCTTTTGCTCCGGTTCTTTCTTCTTCAAGGGCTTTCGCTTTGGCGATTGCCTTTTCCGCATATTCTGCCCACTTGCGGAGGCTTGCAGCTTGGTTCTTACGTTGTTTTTCATTACCTAACCGTTTTCTTAATCCCACGTGCGAAATGTATCGTCCAGTATTTGCACTCAACCAATTGGCCACCTCACGGTAGGAATACTGATTTACGTGCCTACGTGCCTTCTCCAGCAAGTCTAATTCAACTGGAATAGGGTCAAGAATGTCGGGGTCTTCTTCGTTTTGCTTATAGCCAAATGGGACAGTCCTTGCAATGCGAGGTATCTGTACCCATTCGTTTTCTTCTTTAATGTCTGTTGGCTGTGGTAGCTTCCACCGCCCTGCGCTTCGTGTCATTACTTTTTCTGTTTGGGTTAATAAACATGGAATTGCACTCTGTGCAAATTCTTCTGTGCCTACCTTTTCTTTTTAGTCCTTTAGAAAAACAACTAGGACACATATCGTTTTTCCTACCTTCTTTAATTGGAGCATTCCAATTAATAAAACTAGTCATCGCTTCTTGCGGTTGTCCACAGTTGACAGGACCATACCGCCTTTACGGAAGTCTTGTGCGCCTTTGCTAGATTTTGTGACAGAACCGCCTTTGTTTTTATTTACAGTTTCAAACTGGAAGGTTACGCCAGAATCTTCTTTCTTTTGCCGCTTTGGCTTTGGCTTCGGCAGGGTTTTTGGCATAGGCTTACGTTTGGGCTTGGGTTTGGGCTTTGACTTTGGCATGTCATCTTTTTTACTTTCGCGTGGTGCCGTTGGTTTAGTCTTTTCCCCAAATTTTTCGTCAGTTCCTTTTGATCGTTCAGCAGCTGACAGGGTGCCATCAGCAACGGAAGAGATACCAAGCATATCATGAATAAAGTCAACGACGCCATAGGTGGCAGCACCACCAGCGGCAGCAGCACCAACACGCCGATTAATATTCTTACGTTTATTACGCATGTATTTTTGACTTTCATCAAGAATAGCACCCTTTACTTGATTCTCAGACATACCATCCAAGATATCTTTATTCATACCAAGTTTGTCGCCTAGCCTATTAAGTTGTCGTCCAGTAGCTTGCGCTAAAAAATCTGCAAGTTTCATAGTCGCTTTAATTTTGCCCTGCATCAGTCATCCTCCTCTACTGCGGCTTTCGGTGGCATCAGCATAACACCGCCGGTTGCTTCCACCTGCATCTTCTCAGTCTTGACCAGACCTACACGGTCAAGCAGTTCCTTGGCGGCAGACATCTTGTCACGAATGCCAAGTTCAGTCGGGTCGTACAGTGCGCCGGTCATAGCCATTGCAGCCTTTGGCGCATTACGTGCCATGTACATCTGGGTGGCCTCTAGAATTTCCTCTTTCAGACCCTTGATTATAGCAGTCGTGCTAGAGGTATCAGAGTAACCTGCCATCTTCTTGGCAAGCACCATGTCACCACCCGCGTCCTCAAACAGTACCTCAAGGAACTTCTGCTGTCTTTCGTTTAGCTGTCTAGCCATTTCCACTCTTCCTCGTTATATGGCCACATCAGAACTCTCCGTTGTGCATGGCATTGGCCAACTTCACTGCCCGTGATTTTACCTGATTTGCCCACCTGCTGTCAAGCATTTCTTTTGCCGCGATGTCAAATTTATTTTCGTGAACAGCTGCCCACATCTTTTTGAACTTACACAAACGCGGCACACCCATATTGAAAGCCATATCTACCAAGATAAGCTGACGTACAGCGTCTAATCTGTATACGCAAGGGTGCGCACGTAACAGTTCATCTTCGACAATCTGTACGTCATTCTGTGCGAGGTACATGGCATCAGCTTCAGTGATACCATCAGAAAAAACATAGTCAATAGATGGATAGTCCATCCAGTCCAGTTCATCCTTAGAGATACCTCGATCATCTAGATTCCTGCCGATGCCAATCGTATTGATGCCCAGCGTATCTTGATACACCTCAAGACGTAGACCCTCGTGGCTAATCAGCTTTTGAATTAGATCGTCTTTATTATATTTCATTTCTCGTGTCCCATCCACACGGCAAAGGCACCAGTCATAGCACCTGTTACTACACTAACCAATGCGGCTTGCTGTGACGTAGGGTCGGGCAACGTCATAAACCACTCAACTACCCGCCATGCTGATAATGACATTCCCAACATCATCAGACGCGGAAGTATCTTCCACTTCAGCATCCGTTCCATTGTTAGTTCTGCCATTATTTCTTACCAAAGAATTTTGTAGCTGAACGTACGCCAAAAGAAGCGGCAACGATGACGCCCAAGGAATATTGATACCATTCAGGCATCGAACTGAGTTGGTCAAAGCCATTCTGTACAACACCCTCCATGCCAGGAATAAATGCTAGGATAAGCGGGACACTAAACAGAATAGTCAGCCATTCGTCTTTCCACGAGTGCTTACTACCTTCAGCCATAGCAATGTCCCAATCAATTTCACCCGTAGCCTTCTTCTCCATGATAGTTGCTTCAGCACGTGCCTTAGCGACCTTGGCCCCTGTTTCAGCTTTTGTTTTTTCAACCTTGCCCTCCAGCCACGTACCAGCCAGATTAGCAATCGGTCCTATCAGCGCGGTCAGCATATTTCACCTCTATATAACTTTGTATCAATGCCAGTCTATCTTCCCAATCTGGCACGTCCTCTTTCAGTAGCCGAATGCCATTAGCTTCTGCGGAATCTTGCAGTCTTTTTTGCAATCGACTTAGGCTGTCGTACAAATTGTTTTCCAGCACGTGTGCCTTTCCTCTTTGCTCGTGTCGTTGCTGCATACTCTGCAGAACTCAGTGACTTGATGGCTTTCTCAGGAAGATACCTCTCACCTGTCTTGCCAGAAGGTTTGCCCGACTTAGTACGCCACTTCTGCTTCGTCCAACGCTTCAGACTTTTTTGTGATTTAGCAAGTGACATTATAATTTTCCCTGTGCATGTAGTGCCAGTAGTACAATAGCAGCAAGCACACTCAAACCTACAATAAGTAAAAATGTAATGATGGCTATTTCAAAATATTGCTTGCGCTTACGCCTAGTTTCTTCTTCTGCTTCTTTTCTAGCTACACGTGCCTTTGCCTGAAACCTCTGCCAGTCATGCCACAGACCCGGACGGCCTGTGTATATCATAAGCTGCTTTAGTTGCTCTTCCTGTTCCCGTATCTGTTCAAGGGCCATGAACTCTTCTAGATCAGAACCGCCACCCTTTTTCAGAGACTTACGTTCTAGGTCTTGCTTTGCCCCAACGAACTTAGCAATGGCACTGCCAGCTGCAGCAATGTCCTTACCATTCTGTACCGCTGTCTTGATTACAGCGAATGCGGCATTAGCTGCGGCAAGTTCAGCAAGCATCAGTACGTCTCCATATCTTTATTCACTAACTTGGGCAAGCAGTATGCTGTTATATTCTTGCCCTGCTTATGAAGCATCTGTGCATACCAAACACAATCATTCAGGTCACGGAAATACATGTCCTTGCTAACCTGACGTTTGTCTTCTCCCAAGCCAAGAAAGACGAACAGGAGAAAGACGTGTTTCATTTTTATCTGTAGCCGCCCCCTTTGGCTTTGTATTGTTTCGCAAGCATCTGCGCCTTACGTGCAGACCACTGGCCTGGATTGCCACCTTTGCCACCTGCTTTAATCTTATTAAACAGGTTCTTTCTCATTGTGGGCTTAGTATAGTTGCCAGCTTGGTTAACTCTAGATTTGCTTGGTACCGAACCCCCCGGCGCAAGGCTAACCTTTCCAGTCGATTTCTTTTGCGTTCTAGCCGATGCGGTTTTCTTTTTTGCGGGGGCTTTTTTAGCGACACGTGCCATCTCCTCTAACTCCTTTGGGGCAAATATGATTCCTTTAGCTTTACAGTGACAGTGACTGCACCACTTGTACTGGCAAGGCCACGTAGTTTGTCACCCTTGAAAAGCCACAGAGGATCATCATTAATCTGAAGCATCGAATTGCCTAGCAACTCGACTGTTTCGGCAAGTGTGTAGAAGGTTGTGTTTTGGCTGTCGTACCAGTCGAGGCTGAATGTAACATTAGATGAACTGGCGTTGCTTACAAAAATGCTGTCAACCTCTGCTTCATAATTAGAGGGAACAGTATAGATGTCTGCATTGCTTGTGCCTAATGAAAGACCAACCGTGCGGTTCTTTGTTTCCATCTTAGTTCTCTATGTAAATGATGTCCATCGAAGCAGCTACATGAAGGTCAGCATTAGAACTTGTAGCTACAGCACGGAACTCAATATCTGTCTTTTCTGAAATTGGTTCTGGTGTAATGTAGTTTTGATGAAAAGCTGCCTGAAACAAATCAAACTTGTTTTTAACTCTGAATACGCCGTTCAATTCTCTTGTCAAGTAGCGGAGTGTGGCAACCTTATTATTCTGTTCTGTAAATGCTGTTGCATCTAGCGCAAGCA